ATAATAAATATTCTTTCATTATAGGATATGTAAAAGCTGCGTATTAATAATCAATATCAACCATATAAAAGTTTGAATATTTGTTGTATTCTGTAACAAACTCCACAAGGTCTTGTTTTGTATGAATATCGATTTTAGTAAAATCTAGAATATGAACATCATCGTAACCATTAAATTTGGCAACAACCGCTTCTGACCTTGTTCCATCGAATACACTAAATATAACTGTATACCCATTATCCAATTCATATAGCCATGCCTTTACTATGTTAGGATAATTAAGAACCAAAATAGGATTTTTACGATTGACTTGAGTTGGTTTGGTGTGGAATTTGACTTTGTCATTATCTTTTGTTCTTTTATAGTCATTAACCGAATTTACACCATACACAGAGTTTTTCATTAACTTTGTAATATTATCTTTACTCATTTTTCTGCCTCACTTATCCATATTTGCAATTGCCTTTAAACGCTCATTTACTTTGTCAACATCTTTCATTAAATACATAATATCATTAACCATTTCTAATGCGAATTTTGTTTTAAAATAATCTCGCATATAATTAAGGTCCGATCGAATATCTTCACTTTCAAAAGTGAAAAAGTTATCGTATTGAGTAATCAATAACGTTGTAGCGGCTTTATCCACAGGATCTGTAAGTCTAGGATAATCTATAATAGCCGCCTTTATAGCAACTGATATGCTGATATCACCCTTATATTTAGATGCGATTTCCGGCGCTGTAATGAAATTAATTGGTGTAGTCATTTCTTTCCTCCTTTTTTATCACATAAAATAGACACAATATCTGCACACATGTATGCCGACACCAATAAAATAATAGCCATATTATATACCTCCTTTAATTTGGCTTAATCAAACCATCCATTATTGACTGACAATAAATGAGGCTTCCTCCTTAAATAATTATTATGAATGGCTTGACTAAAACAAAAAAAGAAAGGATCCTAAGATCCATCTTTATTTTTTACTAGTGAATAGTGCAACTGCTGTAACCACAGTACCTATGGCAAGTAGTCCTTCGATGGCTCCTTGGCCTGCTCCTTTAAGTAAACCTACAGCTAGGTTGTCCTTATCGGCATCATATTCCAATGGTGTCCCTTCGAAGTTAATAAGTCCCATAAATCCTTTGTTCATAGTTGTTTCCTCCTTTAGTTTCTTTCATTATACACTATGTAATTTCTGCGAAATTCGAAAAAAAAAGAAGAGAGTGGAGTTGAACCACGTCGCCCCTCCTGAATAATCAGGATGCTCTCCCGCTGAGCTATCTTCTTCATTATATGGTATGTAATTTCTGCGAAATTTATAAATTTTTAAATAGCCAATTGGTATAAATCAATCTAAAATATCTTCTTACTCTGTAAATTAATGTATCTTTATACATCGTGTACAATAAATACCTTAAAGATCTTAGAGCTCTGGTCATTTTATAATCTTGTTGCTCAGATATCAAACTCTCATCAAGTTCATCTACATACGATATAATAAAATTAACACGTGCATGAACTTCGCGAACCATATAATGATCGGAATACATAATTAGATCATATACGAGACTCCATCTTTGTTTAAGTTTCTCTACGAATTTCTCATAGTACCCATTGTTTGTCATAAAATACCTCACTAAAAAAGAAAGGAGTATGTAACTCCTTCTACAAACCTAATTCAAACAATCCCAATGTGGTTATATAATTCACCAATTGCATGTATTGAAAGAACAACAATAATATTCCTCTTTTTGTAGGTTTATTTTTTAACTTCTTACAATTCTCAAACATTTTCTTTGCGCATTTCAATATCTTTTGATCAACCTTAGCACCCGCCTCAGTTGTACAATAGCATTTATTTAAATACACAATATCAAATGATAAATTGTATAAAATATCCAATAAAACTTCTTTGTTATCATTGCGTTCATTAACAATATTTACTTGCGGTGTATACTTACCAAAAATATGTTGATAATGGTCGTAGGATTTTACATATCCTTCCGCTTCTAATTCTTTAGGTGTTTTGTTTGATTCATTTAATTTCATTTTAACACCCTACTTTCATTATAGGACCTGTATTTCCTTCGGATAAATGAGTTTCCTATAGTCCCCCAAAGACTTATCACTAAAATACTTACCATTATTCTGAATATCCAACACCGGAATTTTATCATTCGCATCCAACAAATCCCCAACAGTATCAACATAAGCCTTCACATTTGCAAAGAAATTAGGAGCATCCTTACGTGTGATATATACAGTTTGCGCGGTATGTCCTTTCTTAGGTTTGGGATTATGTATCCGTATACCCGTGAAATAACTCTTGTCTGGGTCAATATAACCAGAGACAATGATTGGCGCATCGTTACAAACCAAGTTGAGATAAATATGGAATTCGTCGTTCTTTGGTTCGTAGTGAGCGTGGATGTATTTGAAAGATAGATTGATGACTTCCGGAATATACTTGGTTGACCCAAACCTTCGCTTTGATGTTGTTTTCTTTCTTTTCTTGCTAACAGGCATAGCAGACCTCCTTAAATGATTTCAAAAAAAAGAAGAAGGAATATTATTCCTTCAGTATCTATTTGATCAATTCAAATTGTTTAATGGCCGTTTCAACAGACAATTCCGCATTTTCTTGAGCAAATTCGACAGCAATAGTGTAATATTCCTCTTCATTCAATCCGAAAATATCGTACATTTTCTTATTAAGTTTATCCATCTTATTCCACAATTCTTCTGATAAATCGTCGTCATTATTAAACAATTCTAAACATGAAGTTAATTCTTTCAACAAGTCGTTCAATTGTTCTTTTGTAATAGCATCGACATTTTGTTTGTCCATAGCATATTCATAAGTTTTTTGAAATAATCCTGTTTCAAAAGAAATCTTCAATAATTTAATTGATAATAAAGCTTGATCTTCAGCAACTGTAATTCCTTTAAAATTTTTAAACATAATAGTTTACTCCTTTAATTTTCTTTCATTATACACCATGTAATTTCTGCGAAATTAAAAAAAGAAGACAAAGTCTTCTTGATACAATCTATTTAATCATTAGTTATTTCCTTATAGCTAAGCATAGCTCTGGCAATATCTTGATGTTTACAATAGAAATGTAACATAAAGTCTTTGTCATAAATTATTTTATTAACTGATGTAGCCATAATACTATAATAATTACATGCTGATTCTAATTCTGTAACATTAACAGTAAACATTTGTTCTTCTTCATTCCAGAATCTCGCGATGATATATTTGAATGTATCGAATGCTATATCGAAAGCTTGTCTAGCAAGAGTATCAGCGGATATATAATCCAAAGCTTCTTTAAACATAACTTCCATATAGTTATTACGAACACCCCAAACATACCAACGGTATCCTAGGTTATACAAATTTTTAATTTGTTCGTCATTAGTTTCGTGTAATTTAGTCATAATATTGACCCTCCTTTAGTTTTCTTTCATTATGAGGTATGTAAATTATACGAAAAAAGAAGGGATATGTAATCCCTCAGTGTTATTGTAGTGTTAGAAAGAATCTAATAATTTCCTCGGTTTCAGACTCCATTTCTTTTTGTCTGTTACTAATTCTATTTATTAAGTTCTTAACTTCTTCATCTTCAATCTCGCTGATTTTTACAAATCCTAACTTTTCATCATTTAAAATATTTTCCAACATTTCGTATGTTTTACGAGCTAAAGCAGATCTAATATAAAGTTCTTTTGCATCGATAGATTCTAAAATAGCTTCTAATTCGCGCTCCAATCTTTTGAGTAGATTCTTATAATATTCCACAATATACATATTGGCGTTTGAATTAACCAATGTGTAGTCTTGTCCAAGACTAATCATTTTACTCATTTCATTGTCGTCTAAATATAATGCTAATTTAATCATAGCAACTTGATTCGTATTAACTGCAAATTTTTGTTCGTGTGACATAGCGATGTCCTCCTATAATTAAAATTCTTTTCATTATAGGATTGGGAATTTCTGCGAAAAAAGAGGAGTATATGTAAATACTCCAAATTCTATTTATATCCCATAATTTCCCAATACACGTTTTTGGCAATCCAAACACCTGCCCAAAATACCAAACCAGTAGTAAGTGAAATTGATGTGACAATAGTTGCTTTATTTAATTTATTTAACATAAGCACTTCCTCCTTTTCATTATAGGACATGTAAAAGATGCGAATTTATGATAAAAATAACACCCGGGCAAATTTTTGGAAATTCAAAAAAAAGACGGAGCCGTGTAGACTCCGCGTTTCTATTTATTGATATAGTCTTTATAAGCTTTCTTGACTTTTTTATATTTATAATCCATACCAATTTCTGTTAATTCGACTTGACGATCATAAGCTTTGTCCCAACGTTCCAATTTAGGACCATCATAATGAGGACGAGGTTTATTAGTTATCTTATCTAGCTTGTCGTATTCTGCCAGATGTTCTTTCTTAACATGCCCTCGGTCATTAGGTCTGAATCTTCCAAAACGTTCGATATTAAGGTCATTAATTTCTTTTTTCATGGCCCTAAGTTTCTCGTATTCTGCTTTTTGACGTTGTAGAATTTCTTTAGACGGCGGAGTGAACGATTTCGTCTTTGCGCCAGTATGCCTTTGAACTGCATTCCATTCTACAGGATTATGTTTCTTTTGATAATTGTAGTCAAGAAGCAATCCTTTATGACTATTATAGTATTTATCGTTTTCTTTATCCATCCACGATTTAACACGCTTAGCCATTCTACGACCCCACTTCATTCCCTTTACACCGTGGTGTTTTATGATATCTTCTGATGAATTAATTGCTATATAATTCATATTAAATAACCCGTCCAGCATCTTTATAATTGCCTCCTGCATTCTTTTTGTTCATTTTATACTGGTATTTTAGCTTTTTACGAGCGGCCATATGCTGTTCTGAATTACGATTCTCTAAGCGAGAAATCTTATCTTTACTACCTTTCATGGTACCGATCTTGTCTTCTAGTTTAGAATATTTCTCATCAATAGATCTTTTAGCTGATTTATAATTCTTTTTAGCAGCAATTCGATCGTCTACGAATTTATTAACATAATCCAAACGACGATGCGTATTTACAACTTTACCTTTCAATAAAGTTTTAAAATCTGCTTTAGTTGTAAGAATTGGATGGCGATATGTGTTATACTTATTCCGAATAAAGGACTTAGCATATGCTTTGGTCTTTCTCATACCCCACTTCATACCCTTAGTCCCAAAATGCTCGATAACATCATCAAAGCTGTCTGTATGAATAATTTCGTTTTCTGAAATAATAATCATTTTACCCTCCTGGATAGTTAATATGTTTATTGAGTTCACTTAATACTTTCAAAGCGTTATAGTACTCTACCCTCAAAGTCGATAACTCTTTTAAGATAATAAGTAACACAATTAATAAAATGAGGTTCGTCATTAGTATCACAAACCCCATATAGTAAATCTTATAATCCTTATGCCTCAAAGGACTCTTCCTCGAAATTAATTCGAGCAATATCTTTTACAGCAGGATTAGGGAGGGAGACCTCTCCTGAATATCGACACACAATAACATTGGAAACGTCTTCGAATACATCCTCAACAAAGTGACGGACAATTTGTAGTTCGTTTGAGAAGAAGATTTCTCCTTCAGTATTCCCAACGATTCCAATGAACATACCATCATTTACAATCAAGACATCACCAAATTTACGTTCGTCAGTCACTACGCGGAAATCATTGTCTTCCAACCAAGCAACTACATCCTCAGCAATCTGAAACTCATTTTCTGGTTCAGTAAGTCCGCCGTATTTTGCAGCTATTTTGAATGCTTGCTCATCGGTTAGGTTGAGATTCTCTCCCATACGCACATCATACCATGCGATGATTTTTGATACATCTACTGTCATATGTTCTCCTTACTGTGCGTTATTCATACCGATATTGTCAGAAAGACGATAAGCAGCTCCGATACCATCAATTTCAAAGCGACCATTTTTAACAAAGTCGCGTACAGGTTCTCCATTGTATGTGAATGTCTTGTTGAATTGAACGAAGATTAGTTTTCCTTCGCCATTAACTTCCTTGTATTCAGGATCTTCAATCACAACAATATCACCTGGGTCGTATGTGGTCCCAACAGTCGCTTTAGGCATAAGTTCAGCCAATTTCTTATACACGACACCGTATACAATAGACCCTGACATAACTGTCTGCATAACCATTGCGTCAATGAAACTATCACGGCGTTGATCTTCAATCTTAGTTTGAGCAAGTGTGCTGTTAATAACTTCAACTTTTTTAGTTGTTTCGCGGAATTCGATTTCAGCAAAGTATTCGGCATGGAATACTTTCATACATTTTTCAATGTATTCTTTTTCCATTGATTGGTCAGTGATTTGATGAAGTCCAGGCAGATAGACTTGGATGATGTTGCTAGGTGTTTCAGTATACAACTCGAATAGTGTTTTAACTGGTTCGCCTTGGTTGTTGTAGATTGGGTAGTGTGTGCGTAGTTTAAATTGTGACATAGTTATTCTCCTTCAGTATTTTCTGATGTATTAGGCGTCAATTCATTAATTTGAATTTGATCTGCAGCTTTGTAGACATCCAATTCAGATTGCAATTGGACTACTTTTTCTTCAAGAGTTTCTTTTTCTACAAGTAATTCAGAGTTTTCAAGATGTTTGGAAGCTATCTCTAGAGATAGCTTCACGATAATCTTATTTAGTTTTTCGTTTTGTTCCATATAAACCTTTCTAAATAAAACCATTATTCCAGTCTGTTTGAGTTTCAGATTTTTCTAATGGAGCGTAATATATTGTATTTGTATCAGATCCATCGTTAACGTATAACCAAGCGTGAGAACCATACGCATTTGTGGAATTAGCGAATGTTATTAAGAATAGTCCACGAACACCGTATATGGCAGCTCCCGATCGATGTGATACTAATGGCGTATTCTTATACGCATTAGTCATAACGGGAACATAATCGGAACTAGAAGTTGCTCTACCCCAAAATCGTGTTGGTCCTGCATATCGGCCATTTGATTGAATTGTGATATTATCCGTTTGTCCACCAAGGTGATGTATAGATAATCGGTCATTATTAATAGTCATCCTGGTTCTATTTGCAATTGTTAGACCATTAGTAAATAACGAATCAAACATACCTGTTTTGGAAATAAGACTTCGGAATTGCCCTTCCAAACCAGTGATTTTACCAGCGTCGACAGATATAATTTTAGCCGAATTGATTGTGGCATCAGCAATATGGGCATTTTTGATAGACCCATCTCGTATATGGGCTTCGCCAATAACACCATTAGAGATACTTGTTTGACCAGTTATCTCGATATTCTTACCAGCAATTCTTACACCATTTGGGTTAGCTGAAATTTGAGTGACTAGGTCTCTCTCATTTTTTAAAATTTTAACAGAATAAGAGTTTGCCAGTTGTTGGACCGTTGTCGAGGATACACTACCTGACGGTTGATAGGCAGCTATTTTATCTCCTTTAACAAGCATCATTTCCTTAATCTCAAGTAAACCGCTACCATCCATTATGACACGGAATGGGTTTACAAATTCACCGGTATTAAACGTCATATCTTTACTAATTGCGATAGTCTTTTTGACATCTATCCACCCATTATATGGGTTATTGACTGTCGAATTAACATCGTAATTTCTAGGTATATAGAATAAGTTCTCTGCTGGAATATTATAAGCATATTTTATTTCTATAAGCGCGAGAGATTGATTTGGTGTATGGTAATATTTATGCATTCTAACTTTACATGTAAATGTCAGAACATCACCTTGGTTAAGTGACTTAATTGATAGCGGAAACATTAATCGATTAAATCTACTTATCGGTGCCCCTTTATCAACTTTAATAAAGAAAGATCTTTTACCGTATACTCCTCCAGATGGACTAAATTCGAACGGCGAATTTGTTGATGAACTATTAGTAACCCCAACCAAATCCTCAGTACCTAATATAAGGTTATTCGATGCTGACGATCCACTAGTGATCAAAGACTGTATCTCAGTACTAGACATAATCATTTGTGAAACTCTATTAGCTATACCATTTTGAGTTTCTCCCAAAGTCCTTTTGAAGAAATCAACAGACTCCTCTACTTTTTGGAATTTAACAGTTTGAGTCATATCCAAGTCTTGAGGGTTATCTTTAAAGTCATTTATAGAATTACCACGTTCAAGTTGAATTCTTCGGATATAGAAATTAACAAGAGTATTTGGAGTAGTAGTTATTCTGACTTTAACCATTTTATAGTCATGCCTTGGAGTAAGAACTGCCCCAATTCTATGAAACACTCTTTGAGTAGGTTTCATACCCATGAATTGAATATCTGATGGATAAAAATCTTTAACAATCCATTCATTTTTGTAAACTCCATTATCAACCCAAGTTCCAACTATTTCCATACGCATAATTATACCAGAGTTATTAATTTGATCAGTAGAAACATCTACAGATAAAGTTACTGGTTGTCCCTCATAGAAATTCTCATTAATAACTTGTTGTATATATGCATAATTATTTCCAGCATTTCCAAAATAATGGAATATACCTTTTTTACCGAAATTCGTAAGACCATGAGTACCATTATCATGATTCCAGCCTGGATATTTGATAACATCCCAGAATCTCATACTGATGTTTTCATTTGGTTGGATATTATATAGGAAATCACCATTTCGGATTAAGTTAACCCCAGTAGTATTATCCATCAAATCCTCAGCCGACGGAGACCAATCGCTAACCATATCACTATAATATAACGTACATTTAGATATTGTAAATGGCACATTATTAGACATATCCACTCTGAAACGAATTTGTGTTGCTTCATTCCACATTTTATCGGATAATGTAAAGTATGCGATCTTAAATACTTTATTTGTACCATTTATGTCTCTATCAGTTATATTTGGAAATCCTGGTACAATACCATTAGGGCCTCCGCAATATCCATTACTAGTATCATTATAAAACTCCGGAAATACTGATGCGTTAGTCACATTGGACTTAAATTGAACTTCGTACTGAATTATCAATCTGGCGCCTTGTGGTATGCCTAATTCTTTAGGTGTGGATCCATACATCAAAGGATATCCCCAAATTACATGATAATTATTAGAATTAAGAGTATAATTGTAGGATTCCCGTGGTTTAATAGTTCCACTTAAGTAATTACGACTACCATATTTCTTAGGAATTTCATTTTGGACACTACTAATAGTTTTCTTAACGCCAGTTATCTCCGTGGTAATGAGTGTTTGTGCGTCGGTTCGAGCACGAGTAAGAGTATCTGTGGCGGATTGAGTTATGGCCTGAGTTAATGAGTTTTTGGTTTGAGTGACAGCAGTTGTAACAACATTATTGACAGTGGCATTTAAAGTAGACGTTATACGTTGAGTGATACTATCATTGTTGATAGTAATTCTACTATCCGTATATTGTTTACCTTCAATTAACTTACCGTCAGAATACCTCTTAACCTCGTCTTTAGCAGAAGTTACTGCCAAATCAATTTTACCAGGTAGAAGATTTAATTCCGATTGCTGTTTAGCATATCGTTCATTGGTCTTGGTCAACTCAGAAACTTGCAATTCCAATTTAGACGCAGTTTGATCCAATTTGGTTTTTGTTTGTACCAAATCCGCAACTTGAGCAGTTAATTTACTATCCGTTTGATTAAGTTTTGAATTAGTCTGGTTTAGACCGTTATTCAATCCGCTAATCGTATTTTGTATAGTAGTTAAACTTTGACCACTAGTCCTCTTATACTCCGCGAACGACGCTTGAAAATCCAACTCATTCGGATGGTAATCAGACACAATAGTAGCTTCTTCAAGTTGAATACCTGCGATATAGACATGAATAGCGTCATTTACCAACGAACCAAATGCAACTCTGAATTTGATTGCTGTATTATTGGTTCTAAACTTAACCCAATGTCTGATTAAATCAGTATTTGACGTCCATCCTGAAGAATAATCAGAATCTCTTTCAGTAATATTAATACCTGCAGGGAAACTTAGATCAATCTTCTTAGTTCTTTCATTGGTCTTAGTATAAAACGAGAACACATAATCAGTGTTTGGCTTCAATACAGTCTTCAAATATTCAGCCGTATCACCGTAAATAACTTGGTAGCTATTATACATCGCTCGATGATTCAACTCGTAGTCATATACTTTAAACGGGGGTGTTTGTGCCATCACAGCGCCCTTATAATATGGTTCGGACATTGTCTGAGTGTTTCTCAGGATGTTTGTAGCGCCAACCTTAAGTTTACTGAACTTCTCACTAACCCCATTATCCAAAGCAGTGATTAACTTTTTAGTCTCATTGAGTGTTTGGGTACCAGAAGCAGTAATTTGAGATCTAAGACCACTGATATCATTGTTAAGTTGACGTTTGTCGTTAGCAAAAGTGTTTGAAAGTTGCTCTATTTTTGATTTGGCAACACCAATCTCTTGGGTTGTTGTTCTACCAATCTCAGCAACACTGTCTGTGACGTATTGGTGAGTAGCATTGATATCACCTTGTATAACCTCTATGTCAGTCTCAAACATGTCTAGCGATTCATGAATTTCGGACATGGCGGAGTCAATTTTATCCTCCAGTACCTCCCCAAAATCATGTGGCATCACCAAATTCCATTGAGTTCCGTCATATCGGTATAAGTCAGTTTCACCAGCACCGACATCTCTAAACCACAAGTCATTTTCTTTCAAGTTATCAACGGGAGGTTCGTCCGGTCCATAGAAGTTTCTATTCTTACCGTTTGCGCTAGTAAGGATAGTGTTGATAGAACCTTCGAAGTCGCCCATTGTTTCATTGATAGTTTTCTTTGTAAGATCTTTCCACTCAGCTCTTTGAGAATCTGCTAAAGTACTAGCTGTATTTCCATCAGAACTTGCAACGATCTTAACAGTACGTTCCTTAAGAACATCATATTCAATCTCAACGATTTGAACAGTCACATCGACATCAATTCTGGATAAGTACACATCCACGGTATCACACAATCGAACTGCTTCAAGAGATCTTAAGATGCTTTTCTCCCAAGATGTTGTGTCCTGAATAGGAATCATTGAAACTTCCATCTTGATATCTGGAACATCAACAGTAGGATTTTCATCAAAATATGTGGAAGCTTCCTCAGTAACCATACGAGAAGTAATAACAATTTTAGTGTCTTCTTTGATTTGTTGTTGACGAGCTAAACGTGCTTGTTTTTCTGCTTCTCGAGCAGCTTTACTTTGTTGTCGTTTCTGTTTACTTTGTTGTCGTTTCTGTTTCTGAGCTTGGAAGTTAGCATCACGTTGAGCTTCTCTTTGTTGCCATTCTGATTCTCGTTGAGCAGCAGATTTCTTAGACCCTCTGTTAGCATGAGCAGATGCACGTTTTTGCTTATTAGCATAATAATTACGTTCACGTTCTTCTTCACGCTGTTGTTCAAGATGTTCTCTTTGAGACTGTTCTTGAGCTCTTTTAGATGAGTCTGCAGATCTGTTATTTTCTCGCTCAGCAGCCAATCGAGTTTTCCTATCAGATTTCATCTTTTGTTTATAGTCATTAAACTTATTACTGATATCGATAGGGACGATGCGTTTGATATCATAATCGTCATAGTGGTCTGACTTTATAATATCTCCGTAAATGGTTTGTTCTTTTTGGTTCTCCCCTTCAGGAGTATACCTAGCATAAGGTAAAATACGAGTGAATTTACCATGCATACTCGTCTTAAGTTGAATATTTTTCATATTCTTTCTAGGACGAATTGTAGTAATGTGTTCTCGACCACGACCTCTATAAATAAACAATTCTTTATCAGTTCTTTTAACTTCTCCACCAAAAGTACTCACAAGAGAATCGTCAGATCCCATAATAAGATTTAAAGCATTTATAAGTTTATCATTATTAAATGATGATCTAGATCCAAGGTCGGAATTGAATCTAATATTTATAGGGTCAATAGCATTTTGGACAATAATTGGCCATATCTCATTTAAGGATAGGGTACCAACTGTAAATGGTCGTATAAGAGTAGCTGAAAGATCATCAGATATCTTCGATACAGCCTTGACTTCAATAGTGTTGTTGTCAACACTTACTTTTGTCTCATATATACGGAATATATGAGTATCATCTTCGTCATTTGGCTTAGCACGAATATATCTGTTCTTTTCAAGGTCGCTTGCATAATCACCCTGAATTGGATATTTCATTTCTAACTCGAATAAACCATTTCTTTGTTCTTTTACGATACATTCAACAGCATCATAAAGAATTCCTAGACCATTTGAAACAAAATTTCTTTCATTTTGGTCATATAGAATAGGTCTCATACAAGCACCCTCCAATTAGGATTTATTGAAATAGGTTTGGTAAAAGCCGTATTATTAGGCGGAATAGTTATTGTTAAACGATTTCCAGCATTATTTCCCGGTTGAAGTTCGAAAAAATCTTTACCAATAGTACGGTCGTTTAAGTTACGAATGGTGTTTCCAGATTTTGTGAATGTGGAATATGTTGGAGAATCGATATAAACAGTCTCGTTGTTTAGAGATCGTAATCCAATTCTAGTTGTACCGAAAGTTATGTCAATATCACCTTTAACTCCTGTAAAAAATACTGTTGGTTTAGCAGTATAAAATGTAGGATTATTTAGAGTTTGACCATTGGTAACCTGTAGCACACGATTAGACGTTAAGTATTTATATGGTTGACATTTAATCTTTACAGTAAAACTAATACATCCGTCGTAATAATATTTATTCTCATACACAATATCTAATGCTATGATATGATATTCATGACCTTCATCAAAATATGGGATAAAAGATAACCAATCGCCTTTACCTTGATTAAAGAAGTTGAATATCTTATTGCGTGCATTTGACAATTCATCGAAATTATCACCATGACGACTACCATCATAAAAACATTTCAATTCGAATTCTGTTGGTTCATATCCATCGTCATCATAAACTAGTTCTCCCTCAAAAGATAAGGGTGCCAAAAATGACACCCGTCTTTTAGGTGAGGGGATGTTAGGACGATCTTCAATAAACACACGAATAGTTTCCGAATTTACATTATTTAAAGTAAAACATCCTGCTTTCATATGTTAAAAATATACCTCCTCGCCTTTTCCTCGACGATTTTGATCGTCCATATCTTTAATTTTCTGTTGAATTTCCTTAGCCAATTCATTTGGATCGACTGGTTTACCATTGTTATCAACTTTAACATTAACACTATATTCTCTAGTAGAATTGTCGTTGTTAATGGTTGTGTTTTGATTTGTTTGTGGTGCTCCTGAGTAATATGGTTTAGGAAGACTGCGTCCCAATTGACCCATATCAACATCGTAACCATCAGGAGTAAACTTATCAAGCTTGCTTGTATCAATGACAGGAGTAATCTTAGGAGAGTATTCCATGTCATCTACCGCAATATCCAGCATGTCGCCAATAGTATTAGCAGCAGATGCAACAGAGTCGTAAAGAATTTTGCTATGATCAACAACATTATCCGTGACTTTCTCAAATCCAGATTTGAATGATTTACTCATTTGTTTGATTGTTGATGGCATTTCATTGTCAATACCCATAGCAACCCCTTGCGGGATAAACTTACCGACTTCTTTTGCGAACATCCGTGATGGCGAATGAATATCCGCAGCAGCACGAGCAGCTTCTCTAGCTTTAGCAATAATTCTATTAGCGGCAGACTCAATTTCCCACATATTTGAATACATACCAGAAGCGATACCAGCGGAAATATAGTAACCTACATTATAACCAGCACTTTGAGCAGATCCACTGTATGAACTTATAGTACTTACAATAGAACTCATTCCAGAAGATACTTGTGATCTAGACGAACTCATACCTGATGCAAATTGACTAGACAAATTAGAAATCATACTTGACACAATTGATTGAGTGGTTGAACTCATTAATGTGAATGATGAATTGATCATAGTCACACTAACCGATACGGTTTGAGATACTCTAGCAAATCCTTGAGCCATATTTGATGAAACCGAATTTATGCTAGCTTGAATAGATGCGGCAATTGACGTAAACGCTGCGGATGTCTGTGTCGCTACCGACGACATAGATGCAGAAATAGACGCCACAACACTAACCATTCCAGTTTCAACTGAAGATTGAACTACGAGCATAGACTGAGTTACAGCAGCACTAACTTGTAGAAATCCTGTAGTAACACTCAATGCTAATAACATCATACTTTGATCCATAGTAGAAATAATCAAAGTCATACCCATACTTACAGCAGTCTGCATTTGGATCATTCCATTAGTCGTTGCCAGAGTTAACTGATCGAAACCAGTGGATGAATTAGTTAATGCAGTAAAGAAATCTGTTAGGATAGTTTGACTATCTAGGATAGACTGATTAAATGTCTCAATAGATGGGATCAAAGTTGTGAAACTAACCATTAGGAAATTGACGCCATTTTGAAGTCCGGTGAATCCAACGCCAAGCTGATCAACAGAGACCTGTAGAAGTTGGAATTGGACCGTAATCAATTGGAATGATGTGATAACAGTCACCATTGTGCTTGACAATGTGGTGATTGGTGTTGTCAAATTGTTAAATGACGTAGATACTGTATCTACTGTTGTGGAAATTGTAGACATTGTGGTAGATAATGTCTCGAATGATGTGCTTAATGTAGGCACACTTCCGGACAATATTCCAACAGTCATAGATATGGTCATAAATGCTGAAGAAACTGCATTTATAGCACCTGCAGCAGCTCCTAAATTAGTACATGCTGTAGCAAGATTTTCAATATCTGTAGTAAATCCTTGCAGGTTACCAGCATAAGCGGCAGCTCCTAATTTAGCTACTTCAACAGATAATGAACCAAGACCAGATGCAGCAGAAGCTCCGTATTCACCAACAAGTTTGACACCTTCGCCAAATAGTTTGAATCCTTCACCGAAAGATCTAGCAGCATCTCCGACTGCTCGGATAATATCTGCAACCCCTTCAAGAGCGGATTTGATACCTTTACCGATAGACTCAAATACCTGTCCTACACCTTCGAGAGCAGATTTAACAGCATTACCAAATGACTCGACAACGGTACCAACACCTTCTAGAGCGGATTTAACACCTTCTCCAAATGATACAAATACTTCGCCTAAACCAGATAGAATGCTATTTATAGCCTCTCCAGTAGCTCGGATTGCGTTTGCAAGACCATCAATAATATTAACAATACCGGTTACAACAGTATCTATGATATCTGCAAGTATCTGGAATACCGATACTATGCCATTAACAATAACTTGAATGGTTTGACCAACGGCTATGATAGCATCAGCGATTGATCTTATAATATCTGCTATTGCATTGACAGTTGCAATAATAGCATCTGCGAGAGCTGATACTACAGAAGCAATGCTTTCGAATAATACTTTAAGACCCTCGACTAATGGAGTAAATACAGGCTCAATAGCGCTCGCCAAATCCGATAAGAATTGTGTAATCATCTCTCCAACTGGTGTGAGAATCTCAACAATCTTTTCTAATAGTGGACCTAAAAGACCACCTATTACAGTTAATAGAATATCTCCGATAACTTTAAATAAGTTTTCAAGAGCTGGAATTAGTCTATCACGTACTCCGATTAACGCATTTCCTAAACTTTCAACAAATTTAGTTGCTACTTCAACTGCCGTTTGGACTAAAATATCCATATTCTCGACAATACCTTTAGCCAATTCCACTAACATTTGAACTGATGCGTTAATTAGTTCTGGTGCATTTTCAGTTATACCTTTAATTATACCAATAACTAATTTAAACCCAGCGTCGATGAAATAAGGAATTAATTCTACGATACCACCTATTGCTGCTTTTATAGTTTCGACAAAGGCCTTAACTAAAATAGGAGCAGACTCAGCTATAGCTTGAGCAAATACCACAAATCCTTGAACAACCGTGTTAAGAGCTTGTGGAGCTATTGCGGCTAGCTCTTTTATTGCTGTGACAAATGCTAAGAATCCAAGACCTGCTATTAGAACGGACGAGGCCGCCATAATAGATGATATACCGAACGTTATAAGTGTTTTGGATAATATCATTAAACCAGGAGCTACCACCTGCGCTAAAGCTCCGGCGGCTAGTAGAACTGTTAAGTTTCCGGCTAATGCTACCAAAGCAACACCAACGGCCACTATATTAAGGGTTGATAATAACATAATAGGAACAGCAAGAAGATTTAGAGCTACTGCCATACCCATTAATTGTAACATACCGCCAGTTGAACCAACTTTATTGACAATAGCCATAGCGGCAACCATAGCAGCAAGAACACCAATAATGGCTCCTGTAGCAGCAAGAATACCTTGCCATGGTTGTGCGGCGACGTTAGATAATGCAGAACCTACAGCATAAAGAACTGGAGCAAATACTGCAATACCACCTAGAGTTGTTACATCGGGGTGGATGTGGTCGATTATAGCCGTCATAGCTGTTAGAGCGCCAAGAACTAGAACGATTCCTCCGAGCCCGACTAGCATTTGTTTCCAGTCAAGTTTTCCTATTTGGTCCATAGATGCACCAATAGCAAGTAATACTTCGGCAAATGAACTAAATAATACTTTAAGTTGTCCAACTTCAACAAAGTTTTTGACAGAGCCATTGATTATCTTCGCAGTATAAGCCATGGCGATGAATACTGCAGAAATACCTGCAGTAGCAGCTAGTAAACTACCCCATGGTTTATCAGCTAATTTCGTTAAATTGTCTGCAACAGCTGTCATCATTGCGGTTAAAATAACCATTGACAAAGCCGCTCCAGCATTAAATTTAATTTTCTTCATTAAGGCGGCAACGCCCACTAAAGAAAATAGCATAACTTCAACAGCAGCAATACTTTTAACAATCTGTTCAATCGAAAGTTGTGTAATAGGTTCTATAGATTTCGTTATGGCATATATAGCCAAACCAAACGCAACAAGAACCATAGCGGATGACATATTTACTTTGGCTTTCTTCATTAAATGGGAAACGCCGACCATTGATAACAACAGAGCTTCGACACCGGCCATGCCTAGAAGTAGCATATCCCATTCCATAGTTCCTAAGTCAATAACTGATTGCGATAATAACCAAATAGATGCACCAAATGCTATCAATCCAGCCATAGCACTCTTATCAATCTTAACTTTTTTCATAAGTCGACTAGCAACTGCTAAGGATTCCATAAGAGTGACAACGGAAGCCGTAGCAGCAAGGATACTATCCCAGCTTAATGCGGCGATTTTGATTAGTGATGATGTAAGTATACGAATCGATATAGCAAAGACTATCAGATTAGCCAATGCGCTCTTAGTAACGTGTACCTTACTCATCGCTCGAGATGCTATCGCTAATGACGCCATAAGAGTAACCACAGATCCAACGGCCGCTATGAGTTGAGGCCATTCTATCTTGGCCAATGCTTTAACAGACCATACCAACGTTCTTATAGACAAAGCAAATACCATAAGTTCTGCAATAGCACTTTTATTGATATGTACTTTATCCAAACTCTTGGTTGCTTTAACCAGACCATAGATCAATACTCCCACAGCAGGCAATGCCATTGCCAATTTCTCGGGTTCTAACTTAGCAATTGCTCGTATTGACCATACTAAAAGTCTTACGGCTAAAGCAATACCCATTAATTGCATTATTTTCGCTTCGGATCCTTCTAGCTTATCTATATATTTCAAAGCTCGAACAAGGCCATAAATAGCAGCATAAGTTCCAGCAATTGCTTCCATCAACTTATCGCTAGGAATCTCCGCCATTTTAACCATGGCACTTGCCAATACTCGGATAGCAAATGCGATACCGATTAATTGCATTGATGCACCTTTAGGAATCTCAGTCACACTCATTACACGAATGAGTTTTAGAAGTATTCCGAGAGCAGCTCCTAGACCAAGCATACCTTTAGAAAGGTCTTTCATTTCAATTTTCGATAATCTATCGATAGATAACGCTAAGATACCTAATGCGGCGGCTATCATTACTAAAGAACCTATTTTGATACTTTGCGTAAATGAGTTGATAGTTCCTTGTAGAGATGTGAATACACCTTTAACTTCATCAACAACGCTTTTACCAGAATCCTTAGAATCACCAAACATGCCTTTGAATTTCTCAACAAGCATATCAATGATAGTTCCTTTGGAGTTCTTGAATTTAAGCCATTTATCAAAAGCAAATAAACCTATAAGAGCTTTAATAATACTTGCAATATCAAATGATACGAAAGCATCTTTAAGTCCATCATATCCAGTTTTAAATCCTTCAACAATAGCAGACCAAGCTTGAGAAATACCATCTCCGATTTTAGATAGAACGGAGGATAATTTAGCACCGGCTTTACTAAATAGATTAGAAGCTCCAGAAAATATAGCTTCGGCGTGTCCAAATGGATTTGCTAAAGATTTTAATTTGGAGAATAGGAAACTGAAAGCGGCACCTATTGAACTAGATACTTTTCCAAGCATACTTCCTATTTGTTCAAATTTATTTGATGAAAGAACAAACTTTTCAATAGCTTTGACAAAAGTAAGAATTTTTCCGGTAACATCGGATAATGTCGTAGCAAAAGTTACTAAACCTTTACTATCGCCAAATTTAGAAAATCCGCGGAATATATCTTTTATAATAAATACTGCGATACGACCAACAGTAACAATGATATTAAATACGTTTGATAGAGTTTTACCTAAATGATAAAATACTAAATATGCGTTTGTACTAGAACGTATAGACTCCATAAAACGAGCAATAGAATCTGCAGCAGTTCTAATAGGTAACAATATACTTCCTGAAGCATTGCCCACGGCTTTAATCCCTTTAAAAACCGTTGATAAAGCAAATCCAAGAGTTACAAAGGTTTGACCCACCATTTTTCCGATACTATTTATAGTATTGAAAAGTAAAGTGTTATTTTTCAAACCTGTTGTGAAATTCTCAAGGGCTTTTGTTATATTGTAAAATGTCTTAGCGGATTGTTTGTAGTCACCAATAACGGAACGGAATCCTTCACGGAATTGGGTCATGGCCTTGAATACAATTTCAAAACTGTTTTTAATAGAATTGAAAAACGATTCTTGACCGCCCATATCCTTCCATGTTTTAAGCATGGCGTTTCGATAATTACCAAGACTACGTTCCATACCAAGAACTTCATCCCAGTATTTACCTTGATCATCGCTAATAAATGGATTGACAATATCGCCAATGCTCGTCCACATTTCTTTGGCTTCTTCAAATCCACCTAGGAAATATTCCCATGTAGTGGCCCATCCAGAACCGATTGCTTCCTGAACAGTATCAACCAATTGACCAAAGGATTTAACTTTGGTCGCGGCATCAAGCATTGACTCGTCTTCGGAGAACTCACGCAAAGTTTCCAGCAAGACTTCAGAAGTTAACCACCCATCTTGTAGAGACTCACGAAATGACTTAGTCATATTACGAGCTTTACCGAGTTTCTCAGCAGTTTGAGTCAATCTATCTTGAAATAGTTTACCACCCATACCGGCGTTAACTACTGAGTTCCAGTCCTGTAGACCAACCTTACCGGCGGCTAAAGCTTGGGACAATTGATACATTGCTGTAGATGCTTGTTGGGTGTTTGAACCAGAAGCCGCAGCCAAGTTAGAAATACCTTTAATGGCTGTTGCTGATTTATCCAAACTTACACCGGCCGCAGTAAACGTACCAATGTTTCGTGTCATGTCTGCAAATGAATAAATGGTCTTATCTGCATAGTCATTCAAAGTTTCCAATGCCCCAGAAACTTTACGCATACGTGTTGAAGAATCTGGAATTTCCCATTCGGTATTGGTCATGATTGTTTGGATAGATCCAAGTTTATTCTTATACTCTTCCAAACCATCGCCATAACCTCTAAAGAACTGTCCTGTGAAAGACATGGCTTTTTGCATCATTCCACCTAGGACATTACCTAAAGCGATATCCATAACAGACAATGAATTCTGTACAGAAGATGCGGCATTAGCGAATGCGTTTGATAGAGGACTCGCATCGAATCCTCCAATCTTAGAATTTAACCCATCAATAGACTTAATCGAGTTGGGAAAGCCTTCGTGGTTATCTGCCTTTTGGAAAATACCCTTCAGACGGGATAGAATTGATGATGTGTTAGCAGTCTTGCTAGCAATATCAGTATTCATTCTATCGATAGACCGTCCACCACCAGACATATCAATGTCTTGAGTGCTTCGAGAGAAAATTCCTCTAAGGCGAGATAGTAATCCCTCAGATTTTTGTGTCGATTTTGAAATTGTGTCATTCATGGTCGACATATCTGAGGCTATGTTTTTCGTAGCGTCCTTACCATTGACTTTGGCAAAAGCTTCTTTCAATCTATTGATTGCGGCGATTGCTTCATCAGCATTCTTAGAGAATCCTTTATTGTCCAGGGTGACTTTGGCTACTTTTTCGTCTACGTATCCTGCCATAGTTTACCTTTCTTATTTCTTCATAAGTTTCTTAACTCTTTCCAAAGCTTCCGTATCAATTTTGTCAATTGCTTTAGAATTTTTATTAACTTGGGATTGAGCTTTAGCGAAATTTTCAGCAATCTTACCTAGTTTGCCTTTAGTAGTTCCGATAGACTCCATTTTACGTCGACCTAGAATTCCAGGTTTCTTTTGAGCAATAGAGAGAATATTATCGGCGTAGTCGCTGGCGGCTTTTTGTTTTGCAGCTTTCTTAGCAGCATCTCTAAGTAGAGCTTCATCCATTCGTCTAGTAAATCGTTCGGTATCTTTTCTATGAACTTCTTTTACCTTATCGGCAAGATGTTTTCCTGCAGATTTAAGTTTGCCGAATTTATCTTTTTTGACTATGGAATTAGACTCTCGTATGTTATTCATTTTCTTAAGACCACGAGCAATCTCTTTAGCCCGACGTTGGTCAATTATATAGTTTGCACCTTTATAACCCATATAAGCGCCTAAAGCAACCCCGCCGACTAAAGCAGCACGTTTTAAATACTTTTCAGTTTTTAGACGTTTTTCTGCTTTTGAAGCGGCAGTATGAGGATCGTAACCTTTGTTCATATATCTATTAATTAGATGTTCCCTACGATTGCGATGACCCCATCTCATACCTTTAATTCCAAAATGCTTTATAACATCTTTGGAAGATTGAATCGAAATATAATCCATAATAGTCCTTTCTATTTAAAATAATCTTCAAGTACCTTATCGATAGTTTTTTTATAAACAGAATTAATAGAGGAGTCGATATATGGTCTTGGTGGAACATACCCTCCTGTACCGGTACCGTGGCCATAGTGAATAAGCATAGCAACATTAACTCCGTTATTTAAATTTGTATTATAGATTTCTAGATTTTGACCTTGAGCTGTAGGGATAACTCGATACCCCCAGGAGTTTGCCGTCTTTCCAGAATTTTTAGGAGTGGCATCTCTCAAAGCATTAACAATAGCTTTTCCCAAAACATCCATATTTGTAGTTCTAGGTCTTTTTAAAAACTTTTCTAAATGTCCAAAATCTCCAGAAACGGTTATGTTCATTGATTATACCTTCTTCTCTTGTTGTTTCTTCATCCATTCTTCTTGCTTTCTTCTGTTTTCAAGAACAACTCGACGATGCTCTTCCATAGCTTCCGCTTTTGACATTTTTTTCGGAGGTTCTTGAAGCGAGCCAACACAATTCAGAAGCATTATCAGTTTGTTTAAATTTCTATCCTCCCAAGAGAAAGGGATATGATTTAAAGCCATGTATCCATAAATTATTTCAGACGTGAAAATTTTTTTTCTAGAATATCCAGTCCCAGAATTTCTACTTTTTGGAAGTACCGTTGCGGATGGAGTATGTTTGAGATACCTTAAAATTTCTTCCATATTTTCTTGGGATAACATTCCTATGTCTAAATCTTCATCGCAGATGATTTGTATAAAATCCAATAATTCTTCTTTTTTTATATTATCATCATTATCTATGAATCTTTTTTCGTATTTACTTTCCCATTTGTCCAAATTTTTAAGGGTGTATTTAAAAGTCACCTCTTTACCCGGATTGGAAATAAATTCTTCTTTGACCTCATCCCAATATTCAGCATCATCCAAACGAATAGTTAAGAATTCTTGTCCCATTTCACACCTCAAAAAATTTAAAAATAAGGAGGATATGTAGAATACATATCCTCACCTATTTTACTGAACAGCGTTCGCAGCTTTATTAATGCCACGAATATGCGCGGTGATACCAACGATAAATGATTCAAGGACCTTACGAGTTTCGTCATGGAAATCTTCAATCAATGCTTCATAAGCAAGAGATTGTTTGAATTCTTCTCGAATAGTTTCATTCTTAATAAAGCGTTTACCGTCTTCAGAGCGTAGACCATAAGCACTTAGAACGATATCGTTAAGGATTTCATAAACCTTTTCGATATCTTTATCTTCGACAAGTTTATCGATGTAAGCAGCCATATCTTCTTTACCATATCGAGATTGTAAAGCAATTAGCTCCATACGGTTGAGATTGAAATATAGCGTTTCTACCTGAGTAGCTCCATCGAAATCTTCGTATTGTACTTTTTGTTTAAGCATTAGTGAATACCTCCTTATTAATTATGACAATAGCTCTTTAACTTTGTCTGGAAGCGGCAAGTAAGCTTGTTCGGTTTCAGTACCGTACAAAGCATCTTCCAACTTCTTAAGCTTAGTTGGTTCCACTTCAGTTGAAACGATTGTAAGAACAGATACTGGTTTTTGTCCTGCCATTTTAGCCGGAGTTGATTTAACTGACCAGCTTGGATTTTGTGGTTCTGGTGATTCATTTACAGTACTGTAAGCACGTTCAGATGGCGCAGCTTTACAACCGTACCATAGGTGAAGTTTGTAACCAAAGTTTTCACCCTTAACGTCGTTACCCAAAATTGATTTGAATGCGAATCCAAATGGTTTGCGGGCTTGTCCGTGGGCACGAAGACCTTTAACAGGTTCTGCCATACCGTCACATTTATCAAATTCTTTTGGTGAACTGAATGCTTCGATTGTTCCTTCAAATTTCTCAGGTCCAGTGATTGAGAAGTACAGCATGTTGTCAGCGTAGTGTTCACTAGCTTCCGCACCAGTAGGCGATTCGTTAGCTGCTGTAATACCGTTCCAAGCAATACCTTTAGGATAGTTACCTGTTTCATCTTGAGGATAGAGAACAGCTTCGGCCACACCGGTTTCATAAAAACGTTTTCCGATTTCGTCAAATACGAGTTTTGCCATTAGGCTTTACCTCCAGTTGTAATTTCTAAGATAGTATGGTTCATGTTTTCAACAATGAACTCATGTTGATATCGACAATGGGGATTGTCCAATAAAATATCGATTATCGGAGAATCCACACGTTTGTCAATAATTGTTATTTGATAAGTTTCATGAGAATAATATCTTACATTATCAGCATGTCGCTTATGGATACCATGTCGTCTATAGAGAATACATGGGTATGTTAATTTGCTACTTGCATTTGGATTGTAGATGATTTTATAAGGTTCTCCAAGACCATCAACTGCCTTCTGTAGCAAGTCCTGGATATGCATTCGCTTGCTCATTATATAATCCTCCTAAATCCAAAATAATCCGTGGAGATTTGATAGCATAACGCTCAACCTTCCACTTCTGACCCATGAAAGTAACATATAACAAATTTGTGATGTGAGTCATTAAGAATGGATGGGCAACGATTGAAAGACGATTGGTGATTTGAACATTGTCTATTGTGGATTTGCTGTTATTTTGATTACGAAACGTAGTGTCGTTAATCAAATCACCTTTGATAGGTTTAACAACAAGCTTTGGTTCATAGACGCCAGGTTCTACTTCAACATCCTCCAATCGAAAACCTGCATTACCCGAATACTTCATTCTTAACCTCCAGGAACTCCTGCACGTGCAGCTGGAGCGCCAGCAGCTTGTGATTGAACATCAGCTTGGTGTGCTTTTGGAGCAACAGATTCATCCGGAGTAAAGTATACAGCGGCTTTAGCACGAACAAGGGCACCAGACAAGCGAGTTTCGATAAGGTATTTATGTTTGTTGAAGTCGATGTCAAAGTCTTCGAAGCTGTTAACTTCTCCACCTTTGTTAGTACCGATTTGGTAGTCAGCAAGGTTAACCATGATCATTTCTTGTTCTTTGATAAAGTTACTTTCAACGATATCAGCAACACCCATCAATGATGCTAGATATTCTTTTGTAGCAGGTTGTTGACCACCGAATACCCAGTTACCATTCTTGTTGCGCAAGAAGCGAAGTTTAGTAAGGAACAATGGGTTCACATACAATGTAGGTGTTCCAGAACCAAGCATCTTGGTCTTTTGTTCAGCAACAATTTCAAATACGTCCAACATAGCGTTTGGATTGTATTTCGCCTTGATTGTGTAGAAGTCTTCGTCCTTAGAAATAGGACGAATTTTATCTTCTTTTATTTTGTCGTCAGAACCTGTTTCGCGACCGTCAGAAACCATGATTGCTTGCGCAATTTCATCATTGAGTTTGATACGCATTTCTTGACGGAAGAAAGCAGCTACATCCAATTGTTGATTGATGTCGATAAGGTCATCACGGTCAATTGATTGTTTTTTATAGATTGTTTGCGGGTCGGTTTTACGAGAAAGGAATCCAATGATTTGTTCTTTCTTTTCTTTACCCTTGATATAACCTTTGGCACGAAGTTGTTCATCAGAAAGGTTTGTAAGGTCAGTCATAAGAGACTTAACGAAAGCAGTTGGTACTTTTGTAACTTTGCTAAGGATATGTTCAGTAGCAGTGTTTGGTGAGTAAAGTACTTGAATACCGCCTTGCAAAGCATGATCTGGGAACAACAAGTCAAGGTTGTTCATTGAGTGCTGCAAAGTATCACCGTCTTGAATTTCAGACAATACTTGACTAACTCGACGGCCAGATTTCTTAGCGTCTTCTAAAGCACTCTCAAGTGAGTGACGGATTTCATCAGTGTTGTTAGCAACGTTTTGGAATGCGTTGTAGTGCATTGTGTTTCCTCCTAGTGCAGATTGTTGAATTTCTTCTTCATCATCGTCTCCTTCGGCAAGATCTTGAAGAATTTCACGTACTTCAGTATCGACAGCGGCATCGAATTTTTCAGCCACTTCATTTTCGAAGTTTTCCAAAGCGGAATCGGTAGATGCTTCAACGAGAATTGCTACAGCTTCTTGTTGGTCTGGATTTAGTGTTGCCAAGACTCCATCAACGATATTGGTAGCTTCTCCTTCGTCAGCGTGTTGAATACGGTCAAACAAACTAATACGTTCTTGACCTACCAATACATCGTCCGCTGAGTGAATGATTTGATCACTTTCCATGATAATAGTTTCTCCTTCTTCGGGATTTTGTGAGTGTTGTAGAACTTCGGTAATAACCGCTCCCGGATTTGCTCCGGCTACAACGAGAGATACTTCATAGATATTTCCATGAATAACGTCATTACTTGGGGTTCGTTTAATACGATTTGCCCCAATAGACATGTGCCAGATGTCGCCATGGTTAACAAGTTCTTTTGCTTGTTGCGCCATTTCGGTTTTATTAAAGAACCCTTGTCCATAGACACCATCATTAGCATTATGCAACAATACGTGACCGATAATATTCTCCGGCGTACTATGGTCATGAGACCATACCAGAGGAACTTTCTGTCCATCGTTTGCTGCAAAAGCGCCATGTCTGATAATAACACCGTCTGTACAACGGGTATCATTGCGGGTTACGTAACCAGCAAAGTCATACTTGGGATGTTTACTCATTCCATGATTTTCCTCCATTATTATTTGCCGCCATTTTGAAGATTCTCTTCACTATACTCAGGAGGGTAATCGGAGTAAGCTGCCTCTTCAGGGGACCCGACAGACCCAGGTAGAGAAACGTCTTGTCTTGCATCAGAAATATTCGGGTTAAACAATTGGTCGGCCATAGGATCTTCGATAGGACCATAACCAATAATAGCACGAAATTCGTTTGATGTAAGAATTCGGTTTCGCAATAATGAATCGCCAATTGTCGCCAATTGACCTGTAGGTACGAGTTTGAAAGGATTACTATATGTATCGATTCTATGTCCTTGTGTATATCCAGTTTTTGTGATGAATTTCCGTTGGAATTCTTCTTTAATTCTGGTAACAATAGGTTCGATAGTTCTAGTATAGTAATTTTGCATTTGGTCAGCATTAGCGGTACCATCCAAAATTGCTTTTGTTAGACCTAGTTGACTTAGTAATTCTTCGGTTAAATACTTAACCTCATCCATAAGATTAGAATTAATTTGCCGGTTTAGCTGAGTTATTTTTTCATCAGCACCGATATATGCAATACCCATTTTAGAGTCTTTCAATTGTCCTTCAATATCTTCGATACGAGCATCCGCTTCTTTTCGTTTGATATCGTTTCTAACTGGGTTAGGAAGTTGTAAGATGATGTTCCATTTGTTTGAAATCAACTCCAAATCCTGCTTGTCCAGAATAGATAGTTTTTGAATCAACCGAGTCATAGTCGGATTTTCGTTACCTAAAATATTGGCTAAAGGGTTCTCAATAATCGCACACATTTTCTTTGGAACAATTATTTCAGAGAATTGACCTTTAGCTTCATTATAAATCTTCACCCGGATTTTAGTTGGAAACCATTCCAGTATTTTTCCGACACGCATGGCTTTTATGTCATAAGAGTCAGACATCGTAGGGTTAAGGGTAGCCTCTAGAGGAACAGCAGCTACAACTCCTTCGTCAAATAACGAGTATACCAGATCGTGGAAGAAATCAGTACTGGATTGATCCACATTCATTTCAACTTCAAACAACCGTTGAAGCGGAGAATTCCTTAAAACAACTTGATTTTCTCTTTCCATATCAATCTTTACATGTTGAAATTTAACCATGGATGCATCAATAGCGATACGGTTAAAAATCATAGATGATATAGCGGATCTAGAGAAAACCCGGGTTGGTATTGAATTGTTTGGATTCAATGCCCTAGGTTCATTAGGAATCTGGAATACTGTTTCGGTTTCCACAAAAGATGAGGAATTAGTATTAAACATAGACCAAGCATGCTTTAGTCCATCGGTAAAAGTGCCCATAACTAAATATGCCTTTCTATCCAAATAAGTCTTGGTTACGTTTATACGCAACCCAAGCATCGATTAACGCAGCAACGTTATCGATTTTTTCATCAGAACGACGTTTAGATAACTTATAGTTACCATTGTTGTCCTGAATAGCAATAGTATTACCCATTGCAAATTTCATCAATTCTTCGTCGAATATTAGCATATGTTCCATAGCCAAATTCTTTAATTCTCCCATCGGTACAGACTCTGTTTTAGCGCCCTGAATAACTTTTTCAACACCGTATTCGCCATTGTCTCGAATCCATCTTTCTACAAATTCTCGAGCATTATACGGGTCGTATCCAAATGCATATACAGTATATTTGTGTTGGTATATGAAGTTGTATAAATCATCATATACCTGCTCCATATCAAGAATAACTCCCGGCATAACATTAAGTGTACCCTCGGAAATCAATTCATCATACTTATTACGCATAGCAGAAGTTAATTTTCTTAATTTAGATTCACAAACATAAGAACGAGTCTTAACGCCAAATCGTCCATGACCTAGTGGAAATAAAAATGTGAATGCACAGAAGTCATCCCCTTGAGAAAGGTCAGCACCCAATGTACATTCTAATCCATCAAAGTTTTGTGGTCTATGTGGAATTGTCTCTTCATATAAGAAGAAGAAAGTATAACCCTCAACTGGTATTCCGAAACGTTTAGCCAGAGTATCAGAACGAGTTGCCGGCTGACTTTCAGCACGTTCAACTTCATCTCTGTAAGTTTCATATGTTACAGTGGCCCCAAGATTGGGATTTGCTTTCATCCATAAATCTGGGTTTGCGACTTCTCTAACATCATCGAGTCGATAATACCAAATAGATACGTGAGGGTTAAAATATCGACCTTCTAAGATATCCATAAGCTCCATCTTGATGGTATCACCAACTCCATCACGAGCGGTCCCTTCGGAAGATGTAGCGATTATGAGATAATTGTCATTTTTGCTGGCACCTTGTTGAATAGCCCCAATTACGTCTTCTTTGACTTCACCAGAAAGCCACTCATCAACGGATGCATACTTACAACGAAGCCCTTGTAGCTTATCCCTTGACATAGGACGAATCTCAAGTAGACTATTCGTTGCGAAATTCTCAACACCCTTCTTGGTAGATGCTAATAATTGCTTCTTGGTTAAATTTCCGGTCATTTTAGATCCTTGAACCATATAACTAATTAGCGGACCTTTTGCTCGACTCAACGCAGTCCTAAATGGACCCATAATTTCCTCTGCCTGTTTCATTGTAGGAGCGGTAACTACTTGGTGAGTCGTAGCAGTGTCAATTAAAAGCATATACGCTTGCATGAATGTTGAATAAAGTGATTTTGCGGCACCACGTCCGACAATAAGATATTGTCTGTTCGTGAGACGCTTGAATTTCTTTCGGATTTCCCATTTACCAAGTTTTGGATTATAGACATTATCCTCAGAAATGTAAAACCACGCTAGGGCGCATTCAGCCCATAATCTAAAGGATGGTAAGAGAGTTACATCTCCTCCATCGGTAAGGGTCATTTCGTTTTCACAAAATCTAATAAACCCTTGAATCGCTTTGTCGTCATAGTAATAATCCGGAGACTCTATTAAGAAGTCGATTCGGTTCATTTCCAGAGAGACCGTGCGATTAACCGGAATTTCACCTCTCAGAACTGCTTCTTTGAACTTCATATATTCTTCCGGATAAGCTTTATTAGATAATACCATAAAATGTCCCTAACTAAAAGCCCCAAATACCTCGAACTGTATTAATAGCTCCTTGATTTTCGTCTTTCAATTTTCGGAGCTGATCTAAAGTAACATTAGTTATAGGAGAATACTTATTCGTTTTGTTCTTCATAAGATCTCCAACAATAGTCTTGACACCGGTATCAATAACTGAATTAGTCACTGATCGTCCAATGTCTTTAGCAAACTTACCATGTTCTTTCTTAGGTTTACGGGTATCGGCAATTTGGTTTGCACGCCGTACTTGTTCGGCGAAATCATTCTCCAAACGGAGTCGTCTTGTCGCGGCTTGAAGATCGTGTTCGGTCATAGAATGACGCTTGTGATACTTCATGTTCCAAGCTTTACGAGCGGCTTTACTTTCTTTTCGAGCCATTCTCGCTTTAGAATGCGGCAATTTTGATAGACTTCGTCTAAAACCCCATTTCATTCCTTTAATTCCGAAGTGTTCTAGTACATCATCAGAACTACCTGTTTGAATGGCGTGGAGAAGATCTTGATCTACATCATTCATTAGACCCCTCCCTATTTTGTAAGATTATACGATGAGCGGTTGATTGTAAGGATCTTTCTAGTGAAGATAAAATGCTACCGACAGGAGGATCAAACTTCAAACGAATGGACACAAGCACGTATTGCTTGACCAAACGAACAAGGTTAGGATCCTTATTAGGAATTAAAGATTCCCAATCAGCATCTTTTTTAGACTCGAAATTTAATTGAATATTTGTCAGTTGAGATAGTTCTCCGACAATACCATCCAATTCCAATAACAATCTATCATCGTATCCTGTATCTTCTTCGGAAGCGAAATCTACAGATGTCTTAATATCATTAAGAATCGTCATATAGTTCACCTACCATAATTTAGTATCCCCAGGAGATCTTTCAACATAATTCATCGATTGAACTCTTCCGAATCCATAATGAATAATATTATGTGTATTATAAGAAGTCGTGATCAATAGATCGGGATTTAAGATAATATCTTCTCTCCATTCCAATATATCTTCTTCCAACAAAGGTATCATATGATGTACTAAAGGAGGACCTTCAATTTCAACATCCTTAATACCCAAATCATATCCCAAATCACGAGCAATAATATAATCACGCATATCTCTCCAAATTCTAGATTTGTAGAATGCATTAGAAATTTCTCTTGGAGATTTATAACCTCGATTCATGAGAGATAAAAAATTAAGTCTATCACCAAAATTATCAAAAGTGAGAAGTTTTTTATAACTTAGATCTCGTAAATGTTCTCTATCTTTACCTAATAGGATCATATCACAATTCTTCAGACGGAGCGTATCCACGAATAGCTGCAATTACAGCTTCGCTGTCACCCTTACCTTTAACTTCACTTTCAATTAATTCGATTTTAGAATCTGATAATTTTTTATTAGATTTCATTGCTTCGAGTTGTAGCTCACGCTCAGCGGTTCCGAATCGCAACAAAGCGTTCAAAGTGCTTGGCGCTATTGTGCCATCGTCAAGCTGCCGATTTGCAACATCAAAGGCCTTCTTAGTGAGCTTGTCAAGCATACCTTCTGGCGTTAAAGCCGGAGGTAATTGTTTAGAATCACTTTTCTTCCGTACCATTTTCAGTCACCTCTTTTGGTTGAGATTGCTGAAGACGGCGAAGTTCTTGAACAGCGTGCTCGATGTAATCTGACGCTTGTTCTGGTGTAAGTTTTACACCTGTTTCTGCTGCGTAAGATAATAGCTTATCCAAAGCTTCTTTTTTCTTAGAATCGTTTGCAATAAGCATGTTATCCAAAGCGGTTACAATAATTAGAGCTCGATCTGCGAGAGTAACTACTGCTTTATTGTGAGTTGCTGCTCCAAGATACTTAATTAAGTTTAGTGCTACTGGAGCAAACACGATAACTAACGTTACCAATGTAATAATATCATCTACTGAAAATGTCATTTCTCGTTCTCCTTATTTGAAGTGTGTAGTTCTTCTATATAATCATTGACCATTCTTGACACATACGAATTGTATCCTTTCTCAGTGTACTGATCATATAGATAAAGAATCTCTTGCTCTGATAATCTACCAGAATGAATACCAGTGATTATTTGGAGCCTAAGAAAATCTCGTTCTTGATTCTTATGCATCTCTTGAAAGCTAACTGTCAAAGCATTAATGGAATTTTTAATACCATTAATCTCATCATTCTGTTTAGCTTCTAAGTCGACCCATACTTTTTTAAAGGCTTTGATGCCAACTTTGTAAATAGATGCTCCAACTCCAATGTAAACACCGATTTGACTAAGTACCTCAGGAGATACCAACCACATTAGTAGTGCTTTGATATGCTCTTGCACTTCATTGTTCATGGTTTACCCTCCTTTACCCATACATTGCCCCCTGGTTAATAATCCCAATTTAGGACTTTTTACCACTCCGGAGAAATTTCAAAGAGGTGGGGCGATGCAAAAGGGTCGAAAATTTTTGCGACCCTCCCCCCTATGGGGGTGTGAATTTATTCTTCTGATTTTTCATTTTCAGAAGTTGGTAGACGAATCGGTGTTTGTGTATCTGTACGACAAACAGTCCAAACATCTTCGATTGGACCTTCATCAATGATTAGGTTGATGGCCATAGCATGACGTTGAGCTTCTTCAACTTCATCTAACACATCATCAGTGTTACCAATGACAGCTGCTAGTAGTTCTGATGTGAAGTAACCATTGTCTTCATCCCACTTCTTCCATGAATCAAAGTCAGAGAAAGGATTGTATGGATTGTCGAATGTAGTTAACATTGTATCAACTACTGTTGTTGCTTGTAAGTAATCTTCCATAACAGTTGTCTCTCCTTTCTACTAGACTAGGTTCTGGATTGTTGAGATGCTAACGCCTAAAGCTTCAGCTACTTCAGCATAGCTGTGACCATTACGAATCATAGACTTAGCTCTAGATGCATTAGATAGACTAAGTGACTTCTCTTCTCTAGGTGTAGCTAACTGTTTAACTCTATCAGTGTTGGCAAAGCGTAAGATGTCAGTAAGCATCTTAGTACTAACAGCACCAGATTGAATAGCTTTCCATTCATCATCTTCAATGTTGATACGAGTCTTAGCTCCATCAGCACCAGTCTGAAGACGAGCAGCAGCAATAGCTTGTTGTTTAAGCTTCTTGAGTTGGTCCTTCTGCATGTCAGGATCTCTCTTCTCAGCTATAACTTTGTTAGCAATGAGCTGTGCCTGACGTTCTCTAGGCGAGTTAGCTAAAGCAGTATTAAGCTTGTGTTGTAGAGACTCTACTTGATCTCGATACTTCAGTTTAGCTTCCTTGTTAACTACTAAGTTAGGTGAAGACTCAACAACCTTGTTAGCTTTGTCACGCATCTTACCAAGGGCATTGATATAATCACCATACATGTTTTCGATGGGGGTGCCAGAACCAAGGGTCTTAGCATCCTTAACCATTTCCACAACATGATCAGTTGAAATAGTTTTTGTCTTCTTGATCTTAGGAGAAAGTCTAGGATTAGCTGCTAGCTCTTCAGGAGTTCGATCCTTATACCATGTCTCTAGAGTACGGTGCTCTGTTTTAGACCGGGATATAAGAGTGGAGGCTCCATTTTTTATAGTGCCAGATATAACATCGTAGTGATCTTGGTACTTCTTTTTTAGAGCGGGGATATCATTTTCCCTTTCCGATCTTTTATAATCTAGATTATGTTTCTCAGCATCAATAACAACCATTGAATGTTTTACAGCACGAGCAATCTCCGATTGACTAGCACCTTTAAGAGTCATGTCAGTAATAAGGTTGGAAACTTCGCCCATTGTCTTCTGCTTGATCGTCCAGTTACCTTTTGAATCACGCTTAAGAATATTCTTGTCTGGAGAATAATACTGATTAGTATCAAAGTTCTTAAGTTCTTTCAAAGAACGACTTGTCTTAATACCGTTTTTATTATTAGGAATAACCATAACAGTATCACCATCAAAGTCTGCTCCTGACAATTTGCTAGCTACAGACGAATCAATACCAACTGCATCTTTAGCGCCTTTCATAAATTTAGCAGGGCCATTACCAAGCTTGTTGTTTACAGTAAGTTCAGGTAGTTCGAATATTCCTCCATGAGGATAACGAACAAGAACCACCTTCTCACCGTTCTTAAAGTTTGGTGCGTAGATTTCATTAGCTTTTATACCTGATAAAGGTAACAGAACTTGACCACGCATTCGATCAAAACCTGTGAGTTTCAAATTATGACGTTTGGTGGTTAAACCATTTGCAAAATCTGCCATCATAATTCTACGTACTACAGGATTATTTAAATTAGCTATTTCATCAAACTCTTTTTGAAGTTTCTCGTATGTCTTTTGAATACGACCTTTAACCAATATAGGAGGTTGCTTGGAAACAAACTGAGAAGATAAGGTTTTTGACCAAGTTCCCCAGTCACCTTCTTCATTAACTTTATTGATAGCGCCTTTTTGTCCATTAGGTTTAATTTGTGCACCAAATGGATTATCAGGGTCATCTTTAAGTTTCTTAAGAACATCTTCTTTCGGTGTTCCCTGCTTCTTGTTGGTGTTGAATATAACATCTACGCCTTTAGGGAAATCTTTCGGATCTCCATAAACAGCCATACCTTTAAGATAATGGGTTCTTCCAACACCAATACGAACTTGAGCATATTTGGAATTTCCTAGGTCAAGGTCTTTAACACCAGGACGCAATTCCATGACACCATCTTTATCAGTTCCACCCTGTTCATCATATCGAATACCAACACGTTTCCAATCAAGATGCTCAATTGGTTTCAATCCTAATTTAGTTGTTCCGTCTTCAGTCTTATATAAATTAGGAGGTTTGATTTCGTGTTTGTGTTCTCTTACAATATCAGGATTAGACTCTTTGGTTAAAACTTTCATTTCAACCCAATGGTCGTCGTTAGTGGCATTCTTCACATACACTTTATGCATGTGATAGCCGTCAGCTTCAAGTTGTTGTACTGCACGTTTAAGCATATTTTCGTTTATACCTAATTGTTGCGCAGCACCAAGACCTACGTCAAGATATGGATTTTCTTTAATTAAATCTTTTAAGTCAGATTTAACTTGCTCCATACGATTAACTTTTTGTTTAACCGAAGCATCCATATTCATACGAACAGTTGACTCTGGAATACCAGTTTGCCTAGAAATTTCAATCGAACCTAGACCTTTGTCGGCTAGTTCTTGAATTCTAGAAATATTATGTAATCGAATTTGTTGTTTAGAAATAGTATTTCTCGCACGAAATTCGGTTGTAGTAATTCCAAGTTTTGCAGCGATTTGAGTATCGGTTAGACCATTTTTACGATATTTCGCAACTGTGTCCGACCAAGATGTTGCTCGCTGATATGAATTTTCACCAGAACCCCAAGCATAGCGTCCACTGTGAGGAACATTACCTTGGTGTGGGGTACCTGTATGCATTAAATAATAATCTTCCAGATCCATGCTATGCCTTTCTATTCCGGTTTTCTTTCAAGAATTGCGGAGAATTCTTTAATTGTGTTATAGACGTCATACACATCTTCCGCTTCAGGGATATATGTGTCTATTTTGTTGCCTTGGTATATGCGTAATTCAAAATCTGTTCGTTCAGGTTTTACACCATACTCCAAACAGAAATAAGCAGCATACACAAGTAGTTGCTCCATTTTTGGTTTTGTTTTGCCAGTCTTCAAATCATGAATCCTAAGAAAACCACGAGGATTATCTTTTGTTGGTGGGTCATAACGAATGGCATCAGCAGTACCAAAAGCATAAGGACTATAGAATAACAAAACTTCACTATCCATACGATATCCAATGGCATCGTTTACAAAATTTGCAACGGCCGGATGTGTATGACCTGGTTCTAATCTAATTCTGTGATGAATAGATAAACTAGCAAATTCGTGAAGTTCAGTGCCTCTTTGTTTTGCCTTCTCATTTTCAAAACGTTCTATGAGTTTTTCTGGTTCATAATTGAGCCAGTGGCATTGACTAGCACTAAGGAAACTATGATGTCCTTCGAATTCTGGATGTTTGTTCCATTTCATTCAATATAGCCTCCTTATTAGCAGGATAGATAGTTCTAGCCCAACCTCCTGTCGAATTATACTTGTTTAAGTAATATTCTTGATTAGGACGGTATGGAGCAGTTCCACTACGTTTAACTTCTAAATGATAGGAATATGGTCCAATGTCTACAGACAAGTCAGGTATTCCTTGAATATAACTAGAGTCATTCTTTTTGACTATAGCATCAGGAAAACGACTTTTAATATCCTTGATTAGTTCTCTTTGAAAGTCTCGTTCCAATTTGGACATGTGGTTGTTACCCAATTCCTTTCATTAAATTTTTTCTTAGATTTTATAGACCTAGATATTGCGTCATCAATTGAAGCCGGGCTTTTGAAATAAATGTAAAAAAGATCATTAAAGGAGGTATTCACGCGATTTATCCGACCTTCGGATTGGTCCATTACTCTGTATGAGTAATTTAATGAATAAAACAAAATCGTATCGGTGGTAATACAATTCCAAGCCTCGGCTCCTGCGGTGTATTGCACTAAGTATATCCACGAGTCACTGTTTGGTATAGCTTCGTGCTTAGCACCATTGTATTGATAATACGCTCTATTTAATTCTTGACAAATATCTTTCAAAATGTCAAGTTCATAGATATAGTTGTAAAACACAATAACTTTATCTCTTGTCATAATTTCATTCTTAACTGCTTGCTTTCTACGGTCTGAAGAATTAACAATCCTTCGTAACACTTGAGTAAATTCAGAAGCGCTGGTAATAGGTTCTTCCGTATACGGATTAAACCTTGACTTCATTACCTGAGAATATAAATCTTTGTCAAAAGATGTGTTGATTGTGAGTCGGTTAACTTTAGTTTTTCTAAAGTCTTCCATAGCCACTACCAAACTTCTACGGAGTCTATCTAATCGGTCTACTCCATGATATCGTTTGATCTGTGGAAATTTTGAGTAGGGATTGTATTCAACATGCATATCAACAAACTGAGATTTGTTTTTGTAAAATCCGTTTGCTATAAATAAACACATCCAATCTATCCATACATCACCAGGCGTTGCTGTCAACATTATCCATTTATTCTTTCGGGCTATCTTAATAAAAGACATACCCCACGAACCGTAACCGATTGCTCGTTGTTCATCAAATAAGAAGAATGCGTTTTCAACATCAGTGTATTTAGTAATATTATTCCAAGAATCTACTGTCCCGGTTATGCCTAGAGCTTCCATATCTCTATGCCATTCTTTATCATTTCGCTTTTTAGCTACTGTAATAATATACAAGGGTAAGTCTTTGTGATTCTCCAAATAATAAAACAGGCCGGTAAAGGATTTACCAGAACCGACCTTACCTAACAATACAGAACCATTATGCAATCTATCAACTGCCTGACGTTGATAGTCGTATAATTCAATTTTATTAGAAGCCATATTTACGACGGAGTGGATTGTCCACTACACGAATATATGCGTTCTTAAGGTTGAGACGAGCATATTGTCCATCTGGACTTGGGTCTCGTCGAGCGATGGTCATATCGCAAATAGCGATTTCCAAATCATCGATGATCGATAGCTGTGATTCTTCGGTCAAATACATACGGTCACGAGGATCAATATCTCCGTCAACTGGAGTAGTTCCATCATCATAAATAATGGCAATACTTGGCAAACCAAATTGTGTGTATACACGGACCTTGAAGAAATAAGCAGGTTCAAACATATCTGGATTTTCTTCCATCTTAGCTGCAAGATCATCTGGAACATCTTTAGGTTCGTATTTCTTAACGTTAACTCCGTAAGATAAGAGCAAGTCAACATCTTCTGGGTTTACCCTAACGTTAAAATAACGATCTCCTGCTCGGTTGTATTTTTCTTGACGCCCGGTAAAGTTACGGGCGAAGAGAAAATCTACTTCTTCCAGAATAATCTGGGAATCTGAAATTTGTGTAATCTTTGTCATTGTTATGTCCTTTCTATTCTGACGTGAGTCTGACATTGTTTACAAAAAAATAAAGAGGCGAACAAATCAGCAGAATTTTGTTCTTCCTCTCTATTATGTGCCATGTAAATCCTGCGAAGCCTATAATCAACCTGCGGGAAAATTCAATCACGCATTCTCAGGGGTTTTGATTTTGAGAGTTCCGTGATTGATAGAAATGGTATGAGTGTTTGGATATTTGTCTTGAAGTTCGAGAGCATCAACATAGTCTTTAGGCATGTCGTCAACAATATCTTTGATATCGCCAACCTTCATGATTTTCTTAAGGCCGTCAACAGCAATCTTGTCGTAGAAGCTGAAATCCACATCTTCAATATCAAACTTGTCTGTTTGTTTGAACAAATATCCTTTCGTTCCAGTAATGGACTTGAAGTTTTCATTGTCTTCTGTCCACATACATTCTGCTCCAGTCTTAGAAGCATAAATAGATCCAACCTTACCAACGAATTCGTCGCCTAAGTAAATATGACCTTTCGATTGTTTGGTGATGAAGAAATCTTTATCAACCAATTCTTCTTTTGTCCATACTCGTTTAAGTAAATATGTGTTAGCATACTCTGCTCCAGTTGGAGACCATTTGTCATCTTCCAGTTGAGCAATATACACAGCGTTATTGATTAGAGCCATACGTTTGTAAGTATGCTCATGTTCAAATCGATATCTATACTTCTCTTGAGCTCCGAAGTCTTCAACAAATTTGATAATCTTCTCATCTGCATTTGGAATCTTAACCGAGTCGGTCTTAATATGACATACTTGATATCCTTGCTCTTCGATAGCAAATTTCAAATCGACCATAAATAATGCACCACGTTTTGCAACGATATTGTCAATATTGTCTGGATGTTTGAACTTGTTGTCAAATTTAGCAGAGGTCATTCCGTATACAGAGTTGATTACAATCTTCAATGCGGTTACCAAAGGTTTAAGAAATTCTGGATTATCCAAGAACGGAGCCAAGACGCCATCAAACATTTGTTTAACTTCATCAATCTTATTGTGTTTCAACAACACACGAACTTTAAGTAAGTCCGCATAGCGTTGAGTATATGGACCGAAGTAGTTCATATTTACAAGAGAGTTAGGGTGCATTGACTCAACGTCGAGCAAAGCAATATTTTTATACACGCCAGGTTCGGCATATACAAATCCGCCTTCACCAGTTTCGAAACCACGATAATATGACTTACCGAATTCATACTTGTATCCTGGGAATATGGTCGCGAGGTTGACATAATTAAATTTGTCTTGTGGACGTGGGTCGTCACCAAAGATAAACTTAGCTGTCAATTGGTTGTTTGTTGCATTCATAGAACCTTTAGCAATCGTAGCTAAGATTTCACGCGCAACGTAGTCCGCATAAATAGCATCAAACAATTTCTCTGTTGCGTCAACGTCATTCACACAGTAATCAACTACAACTGGAATTAATTCATCAGGAACTGGTTGGTCCCAAGGAATTTCCATCTCAACGTGTTTGATGCCAAGATCAACTTCCCAACGTTTGAGTGATTGTTTCTTCTGAGCATACTCGTAAATATCGGTATAACTCAATTCGTAAGCTGCAGCATACATTCCACTCTTCGCATTTTTTTCGTTGACAATTCTATATGACTGACGGAATAACTCAAGATTATTACAGCCGAGTAATCGAGCATAAAGAATATGGTTATCGTATCGACGGTTGTTAAATCCGACAATCGGGAAGCTCAACAAATATTCAATCTGATCTGGTGTTGGGTTAATCCATTTTGTAAATTCATCGTCATGATATTTCTTCCAGACGACTACAAACAGATTTGGATACACCTCAATATCGAAGAATACCAATTCTTCTTTTGGATATATCTTTGTGAAGTTTGTGAGTTTATTCTCCGTAACTCCCTCATCATCTCTAATGGATGACCAAGGAATCTTTTGGAATACTGCAACACAGTATTCTTTGTTATTGGTCGAACGAATAGCTCGAAGAAATACATCATGCTTCAAATCGGTCAAGTCATATTCAAGACCCATATCAAATGCTTTCTGAATTTCGTGAGCAATAAAATCAATTGTTGGTTTTGTATTTGGATGACTAGGTTCTTTACCTTCAATCATTCCCAACTGTCGTTTGACAAATTTTCGCAACGTCTTTTCTGTATATGTGATTTCTTTCACATGTTCATACATCGTCTCATCCTTTCTCTCTTTCAACGGCAAGCCCGATGAAATATGAGAGGGTTGTAAGTTGTTGGATGCTTTGTCTATCCGTCTCAAAGAGGCGTTGCCTTTATACACTTTGATCTCAATATGTTTATCGACCAAATTATTTAACTCATTGACATTACCGTCATAGATATAATGCAAGTGAATGCCTTGTCCCGATTTTGAAAGCTCAGCATAAGTTGGTGGAAACTTAGAAGCTGCCCCAATATTTAAATCAAGATTTTTATTACCCGAATCATCTTTCAAATCGAAGTCAATGATAATATGATTAAGTGGAACCTTAACCCAATGCAATTTGCTTGTTTTAATATCGGACAGAGTAGTCACAACATTATCCCATTTTTCTGATGGGTTACCATTTCGTAATGCTAGCTGAGCAGGATATTCTGCTGCTAGTTTGTTAAACACCTCGTTATGATAATTGAAATCTAACCAGTCATCTGGAATAACAGTATCATTTGCCTCGGTTGTACCTACGACACCTTCAGGAAATGCAACATTCCATCGGAACCCTTTGAAATAATTGTTAACACGCATACCATCGATATGACTATCTTTAAGCATTGTGTCAAAATATCTAAGAGCTTCTCTCTTGATAGTCGCTTTATATCCGTCGGTCTTCCATCCCATGTCTTCAAGATACTCACGATATAATTCACTGATTTGTTTAAGGGTTATACCGTGTTGCATATGAATTGCATTAGTTCGCATGAAGTCAAAGATATGGTCTGTCTGTTCTGCCATGTCGACATCGAAATAATCGTCATAGTAATCAAAACCCAATTCTTCAAATCTTTGAATTGCCATGTTAGCAATATATGGAAGCTCATACTTTATTTGAGTCATTAGTTGATTATACTTCGTATGACTTACTTTCTGTCCACTTGGGTTAACAACAATAGCACGTCGAGTAATACCAGAGTCTACGTTACGAACTTTATAACGTTGGTTAGAGGCAGTGATTAACAAGCCAATAAATCGAACGTCATAAGGTTCTTTAAATTTCTTGTTGACCGAAATAGTTTCATGACTTGTAAGTTTCAATAACGGGGTATCGTTATAAATATGACTGATGTCAGTATCCTCGTCAATCAACAATGGAACTTCTTGGATTTGTCCTGTTGCAAATTGGTCAGCACTTGTGAGCAATTTCAAATCAATAGTTCCGCAATATTCCTGAAATAGCATTCGGAATATTTTTAAGACAGTACCTTTACCACTACCTTTCGAACCATACAAATACATGAATTTTTCAATTTTGTACATGTTGTTCGTAAATAACGCTCCCATGAACCAGAGAATTTTATCCAACTCCTTTGGAAGATATAAGGTACCAATCAATTCTTTGAATGCAACCGCTTCTCCTTCTTGAGGCGAGTAAGTCAATTGCGTTGTGGCGTAATCTCGTCTCTGCATCTTATGATCTGCGAATAACACTTTCTGGTTGAAAGAAATATCACTCGTCTCACAAGCTTTACAGAAATCTGCAAATAAACGAAACTTCCCAGCAGAGGCTTTTCGAATCTCTTTAACATCAATTCTCAGACCAGGACGTCCGTCTTCTAATTCTCTTGCCTTACGCCAAAGCAGAGAATCAATATCATAAAATAGGTTTTTCTGTTTAGTGTCCCAGAAACTTCCATTCCAATATGCATAAAACTTGGAACCTTTAACAACCAAGTCTTTAGTATCGCCAAATATAAAGTCAGGAGAAACCTCATAATCAACGGTACGATTGTTGGAAGTGAACTTTTTCACAGACACATCTAAAAAATCCACTAATTTTTACCTCCTCGTGCCTCACACATGTTTTTGCCCGCATTTCCCTATTGTTATTATATACAGTACACTTTTTAACTCATTCCGGTATACAATGGAAAATGGGAGATTTTCCTGTGTTTTTTCGGTTTTTTTATGTTTTCCCCATGTTTTTTCGTACAGTTACCTCAAATATTATAGTAAAATTTCGTGCTGCCCGTAAAATTTTCATGTGCTGCACAAAAAAAAACGTGCAGCTAAACACCCAAATTTGACCGATTTTAGGCCGAAATCCATCAGTTTTCCTAAGATATTATAGGAATATCTAGGCAATATCGAGTCAATTTCATATTAAAATCCACCAAATTTCCCATAATATTATAGCAAAATACCATCATTTTGCCCTCTTAATCCACGAAATTTCGACCCGATTTACCAGTTTATTATCCGTTTGATACTTATCAGCAACCCTAACAAGGTACTCAAAACCGCTAATTTTAGCCCTAATAACCTCTCCATAAAGCGTGGTAAGGACCGGATTTCGGCTCAACATAAGCTTCCATCCAGTCACTAAACCCTTCTTATCATGAATATAAACCGCGTCAAATGCATCGAGGACTATAGGATTTGTGTTCTTTTTACCCATAGTCCCACCAACTATTTCCGTGTATTTTCCGTATCTGTGGTAATCTTACCGTCCGGCTCAACAGTAAATGCTGGCTTAGTATCAAGGCGTCCATCAGGAAGTAGTTTATACCAACCATCGTTGTAGCGGATAAATAGATCAGACTGCATGTCACCGTTATTAGGATCAAGGTAATACCAGTCTTCAAAGTATTTGACCCAACCGGTTTCCATAGCACCGCTGCGATCGAAGTAGTACCATTTACCACCAATTTTCTTCCATGATGTAGCCATGTATCCGTCCTTATCGAACCAATACCAATGACCATCGGTGTGTTTCAACCAGCGTTCAGAATACATATATCCTTCGTCATCGAAGTAGAACCATGAATGGTTATCTTCAATGTACTCAAAGCGACCAGCAGGATATGTACCGTTACCACGCGCCCACCAGAAGCCTTTAGAGTCTTCTTGCCAGCCTTTCTT